GGGAATCAGCGTAACGGGCGGTGGCGGACGTCATCGGGCGGTTGATCGTGGAGACTGGCATTGCCAGTGAGATCAATAGTTTACACCGGTGGACTGAACGGGGCCGGGGCCGCACGCCCGGCGAGAATCTGAACATCAAGCAGTTGATCGATTGGCGAATCGATGACCTGGCGGCTGTGAAGGCGGCTGGCACGCCCTAGACGGGCAACCTCACCCGCCTGCGCGAAAGCCTGTGCATCATCGTGGCCACACGCCTCACCGCCAACTACGTGATCGACCACCACATGAACGCCAAGGGGCACATTATCCCCCTTGCTCGGCTGTCACGATGAACGACGAGCTGGGCTTCCTGTCCGAGCTGCTGAAACTGGCTGGCCCAATGAAAGGAGTGAAGCTTGCTACTGATCCCGTAGCCGGCGCTCGGCCGGTACTGCGGCTGTTGAAGCTGGCGGCCAAATCCAGGAAGCGCGACCGGCGACCGACCGACGAAGAACTGCAGCGCCTGCATGCGTACTACTCAGCGGCAGCCTGGCGCTCAACCATCCCCATGAGCGATATCGTCACCTTCGCCATCCTCACGACGAAGCGGGAAAGCGAAATCACCCGGCTGCTGTGGTCGGATCTGGACAGCGTGAAGCGGACGGCGATGCTCAGGGACGCAAAGCACCCCGGGCCAAGATCGGCAACCATAAGACGTTCCCTCCGCTGGGCGAGGCCTGGGACATGGTGCAGCGACAACCGCGGATCGCCGGGGAGAACCGGATCTTCCCCTACAACTCGAAATCCGTAGGCACGTCCTTTACCCGCGCCTGCAGCGCGCTCGGGATCGAGGACCTGTGTTTCCACGACCTGCGGCACGAAGCCACGTCGCGGCTTTTCGAGGAGGGCTACGATATCCCCGAGGTCGCGGCCGTGACCCTTCATACTTCATGGAACGAGCTGAAGCGGTACACACAGCTGCGGCCGGAGTCACTCCACCGTCAACCTCAATAGGACTGGAGGTGAGAAGGATGAAAGAGAAGGATGAATTCTCAACATTGATACGCATCACATCGCAAGACGCGATGAAGGTGGCTAACGAAGCTCGCAACAACGCGGATGCGTCAACCTACAGGATGGCCGTCCGTACGATATTCGCTGGCGCGGAAGGCATTCTTTGGTATGCAAAGAACTTGGCTCGCGCCGCTGCGGCGCAGAGTCCTGGCAGTTACTCGACACTGGAGATTGCTGCACTTGGCGATGAAGCGTACGTCGTAGCAGAGAACGGCACGGTGAAGAAGAAGGCCAACTTTATCCCAATGGTGACTAGCATCAGGCTGGTCTCTAAACTGATGGCGCGTGGTCAAATGTCGAATGCCGACTTCGATTGGAGTGCCGGCGCTTTGTCGACCATCCGGCAGGCTGTCGCCGTGCGCAACCGCCTTACCCACCCAAAGTCGGGAGTGGATCTGCTCGTAACGGAGGAGGAGTTCCATCTTGTGTTCTCCGCATGGGGAGAGATCCTGGCCTTTGCCCTTAACACAGCACTTGAGGCCGACAAGCGTCTCGGCACGGGAATGTTCCCGTTGAACCAGGCCATTCCACGTACAGCGAGCGACGAAGCCGTGATCGACTAGGGCGCCCCGAAGTCCAAGTGATGTACTGTCGGCAGCCACATAACTTCAACGGCGCTCGAAGCGAGCCCTCCCCTACTGTCGCCCTTTGTCGGCGATGTGTCCTTGCTCGTAGAGGCTCAAGTGCTACCCAAATCATTGTGTTGCTCACCGATCGGCTAGCTTGCGTTCCACAACCGCTTCTTAATGGCAGTTTCAGCTTGACCAAGCGCCTTAGGGCCATCAGTCCTCATCCAGTTCACAGCAGCCGTTAGGCGATCCTGTGGCCGTAATGGAGGGCTTCGTTTGTTCGTTTCATCTTCAATCAGTGCGACGTTTGATCGACGAAGCAGTTCATCCAACTGCTCCCGTAACGAGTCCTCGATGAAGATTCCCGATTTTGCCAAGCAGCTACCCGCTTCGGCGACCAGCCTTCTTGCGCGTGAAAACCTGTGCCAGTAGATGACATCAATGTACTCTCGAGTCTGGTCGGTGCTGTGGAGGATCTTGTCCTTCTCCCAGCCCTGTAGCTCCGTTGATGCAAGGAACTCGGCCTTCTGGGGCTCAGTCATGGCGCCAACATCCGGGTACTCTTGAAATGGATGAACAAAGCCATGGACTGCCCAAAACGCGCCACTTACGGTCGCCCAGGTGTCTGGAAGCACCTCAAACTCACGATGGTTGAGCTTAGACGCTCTGTCAAATGTCTTGGTCAACTCGGCGCGCAGTCTCTCAATTTCCTTGTTCTGAATGTGGACTAGGCCCTGCAATTCTCGTTTCAAGCGATCATCCATCCATGTGGAAATCAGCCCCTTCAAGATCGGCCACAGGAAGGCAACGGCCGCCCCACCCGCGACAATGCTGGTCACAATCTGATTGATGAAGTCCACGCTTGGCCTCCGTTGCATTTCCGCTGAGCGGCTTCTTGCTGGCGCAGCGGATGCACGGTGCCAGCTCTCGGTCTTGCGGAGAGTATCGCTTAACCTATCCAGGCCAACGGGGGAGACGTCTGTGTCTTGGCCAACCTATTCGCGCGCACCGCCTCCCTCCAGCGGTTGATGGCTGCCACGTCCTCGCGGAGCCGGGCCTCATGCCTGGCCACCCACATCTCGGCGCCGGCGCGGCCTTGCTCGTAGCTACTGCAGCGGCGGGATGGCCCACCGGGCCCATGCCGGTGCCGATCTAGGCTGGCGATCCAGGTGTTGTCGTCAACGCGTTGCGACATGGCCACCACCCATACCCCGTTGCAAGCGATCACGGCCAGCGGCTCGCTTGGCCAGCTGGCTGAGCGCGTCGTCCAGTAGAAATCGGGGGGCAGCGGCATGGGCGGCAGCATACGGCTGGCCGTCGCAAAGGCTGCGACAGCGCGGCGTGCGGCCAGTGCGAGTGCATGCGCGGCAGCAGGGATGGCAAGACAAGCTTCGCCCCTTTAGTTGCAAAAAATTACTTGGCCACCGGGAAGTAGCAATTTCTGCAATCGGCGCTCAGAGCGCCTATTAATTAATTAAAAATCAATGATTTATATAAATTTATCAATAGCAATAATAGGGCAACCTTCAAGCAACCAGATTGCCTTTTGAGGGGGCAACTTTCACAGGAAATTTTCCCCTTATAAATCAATGACATTGCATTTCTGGGGCGCGGAGATTGCTCTTTGTTGCCATCTTCTGCAATCGATTTTTCCTATTGTCATCAATAACTTAGGCATGCCAGCCAACACCGATCACAGAAATTACCTGTTTCCGGACACCCCCCATCCCCCTAAACGGTCTATCCGACAATGAGCCGCAGCCAGCCAGCGCTTCCACGCCCCCGCCGGCGCAGGGAATCGCAGGGCCGGCGGGTACCTGCACACCCCCGGAGAAAGCCATACAGTGCCTCGCCGGGAGGGGCTGCAGGGGGTGCAGGGAAAACACCCCATGAAGTGCGCAGGCGTGGCGGGGAGACGAGTGCGCGCGGCGGGGTCCAAGCGGCTCGACCGTACGCTTTTCGCCAATTTCGTACTGCTTCGCGCTATTGCGGCACACTGGGCCAGACCTAGTTCGCTGCCACGCCATGACTCCACTCACCAGACAGACCCTAGCCATCTCCGCAGAGCAACTGGCCGAGGTCACCACTTTGATCTCCGCCATGCGCCCCCCGCTCAGCCCCCCTGGTCGGCCCCAGTGCGCTCTGTTCTTGACCGTGGCGGAACAGTTCGAAGCCGCTTTTCGACTGGCCCAAGCAGGCCTAATCACGCACAGTGCCGTCCATGTGCGTTCGATGCTGGAAGCGACGGCCGATCTCCACCTACTCGGCAAGGACGATCAGCATGTGAAGCGTATGAAGTACGAACAGGTGCGCGGTGAGAAACGCTTCTACGAACAGATGCTTGCCTCGGAAGACCTGCCGGCCAGCACAAGACAGTTGATTGAAGGGCGAATGGAGCCGTGCCTCGAGCGATATCGACCTCTGCACGCCGAGGTTGGTAAGAATCGTCCCTCGCAGGCGGACAACTTCGCTGCAGCCGGGATGGGGTTCGTGATTGGGCTTTACACCATGCTATGCAGCTTCTCTCATAACGATCTTTCGGCGCTGGCACTACGGCACCAGGGTGAGCCAGGCATGACCCACTGCGCGGAGGTACCCGATGAGGTGTCCTTCCTGATCCTTCAACTCGCCAGCACCGCACTGCTGCACGCCGCACAACCAATCGGTGCGGTCGCCGCTTTCCCGGATGGCGAATTCGATGCTCGCTTCTGCAGATTGCATGAGCTACACGCCCGGATGATGGACTGCCGGCCTCAGCCCGGACCCACCGAGAATCCAAAAGGAAGCCGCCCATAGGCGGCTTGTAGTGACCTGCTGTGGTCATGGGCTTGACTGGCGATCACGCCGGCGCTTTGATCGACGCTCAATCTGGAGTCAGTTATGACTATCGAGCACGTGCCAGGGCTAATCGCCGCAGCCAGTCAAGCCGCCAACACCGCCGCCCCTTGGTGGGGACCAATGACCATCCAAGTGATCGGGACATTGGTGGGCTCACTCGGTGGCGTAGCAGTTGGTGCGCATCTTGTAGGGCGCAGAGAAACGGCTACCCGTGAACAGCAACGTACGGCCGACGCCCTGTATCTAACGGTGACAATCTCCGGGATGCTGGAAGAATTTACGTCAAATTGCGCTGACGTCGCGGCTGATGACGGTCTGTCGCGGGGGCAGCGTGGTCCTGATGGGCACCTCCACAAGCAGGTGCAAGACCTCCACTTTGACTACTCCGGCGTGGAGGTGGTCTGGAGGTCCCTGCCGGGCGAGTTGCTAGACCAAGTGCATTCGATTCCCCGCCGACTGGAGAACATACGCCGCAACCTCACCTACTTAGCGAATTCTGATGGCGACGATGACGACTACTTTGCAAAGCGAATGAGAAGCCACGCGGAGCTTGGGCTGCACGCGGCTACGGTTTCTAAGCGGCTCCGCACTGCCGTCGGTCTTTCTCCAATGATTGACCCTGAAAGCAATGCAGTACCTTGGTTGGAGGAGATGCTTGCTGAGCGTAAGCGCATTGATGATATGTACGAAAAGCAACAGCGGGAGATGTGGACTGAACTCACGGGCCGCAGTTCAACCATCCCTCCTTCGCCTTAATCAGCTTACGAACGACAGCGAGCATCGAATCACAATGCCGGGGCTAGCTCGAAGGGATCGAAGGCGATCACGTCCTGGCCCAGCCATTCGTTGACCGCAGCCATGCGCGTCTGCAGTGGCGCCAGCTCCATTGCAGACCACACCATTGCCGCCTCGCGGATCGAACCGAAGCCGCCGCTGTTCTGCGGCACGATCCCCAGCAGCTGAGGCGGGGTCCGCAGCGACGCCAGCATGTCGTCGCGTGTGACGCTCTTGATGCCGGTGAACTCATCCTTTGCCGCCACCTCGCTGACCGGGATCAGCTGCAGGCCGTCCTTCTTCCCGTTCGGGGAATGCACGAACAGGTTGCGGAAGTTGCCCGGCCCGCGCGACTGCCGCAGCGCCTCGCGGAGCTTCGACACATCCCCGTCCTCGGGTTGCGGATCGGTCAGGTACAGGATGAACCCGGCATGCGAACCGTTGTTGTAATACTTGCGGCGGAACAGCGTGGCCGATTCATTGAGCAGCGCCGACTGCACCGCCGGCATCCACTCCGGTAGGCCATAGACCTCCTGATCGGGGTCGGCCTCGCGCAGCTGGAACACCTCGCCCGGCTTGAACTCATGCTCGATCCGGCCGGCCCGCACCTGAAAGAACTCACCGGCCTCAACGCCTCGGCGCGTGTACTGCGCCAACGGTACGGTCAGGCTGTGCGCGTTGCCGGACATAGCGCGGCGGCGCTCAACGTAGGCCATGCCGAAGGTGATGTAGTCCAGCGCCAGCTGCGCAAAGGCTTCCCGACTCAGCAGCTTGTGCGGGCGGAAGGTCCGCACCAGCATGTTGCGCTTGAACGTCAGCCCGCTCTGCAGATAGGGATTGGCGCGCGTGGTGCGCGACAGCCCGTGCAGATCCACCGGTGGCTCGTAGTAGCGACCGTTGCGCCAGCATTCGAGGTAATCAAAGATGCCCCGCGATTCCAGCACTGGCGTGGGGTCGCCGAAGGTGAATACCTCGGTGGTGGCCGGCGGCGCCCCAGTGGCGCCCTGGTCGGTGTCTGCCATCAGAAAATCTCCATAGAGCCGCGAGCGGCGGTACCGCCTTCGAGCGGTTCGTTCTGCAATGCGTGCATGAGCGCCCAGGCCAGATCGGCATGGCCGGTGGTACGCGAGCGGCCGGCGGTGTAGGTGACCTGGCGCCCGCTAGGTGTAATGGTTTTCTGGATCGCCAGCAGCGACTGTGTGAGGTCAGTCCAGCCCGCATCGTATTCGAGGCGTTCGTTCTTGATGACGTCGAATGCCTTCAACACCAGCCGCGTTTTGACGTCGGGCGAGTAGTTGAAGATGGTCACACCTGGGAAGAACTGGCGGACCAGCTGCGCGACGCCTGTGCCCATGCCGGTGGCATCGATGCCGATGTACGTCACCCAGTAGCGCAGGGTCACCTGCTGGATAAAGGCGGCCTGGGCCGCAAAGTCCGTGCCCTTGAACTGATGCCGTTCCAGCACGCGGAACTTCGCACCGGGCACCAGCGGCGGCGCGACCACGACGATGCCGGCGCTGTCGCCCGTCTCGGCCGGGTCGTAGCCGATCCACACCGCGCGGTCACCGTAGGGCCGGATGGCCAGCGGCTTGAAGTCGTCTACCCACTCCACCCAGCTGTCGACCTGACAGGGCTGCAGCATGGTGAGCGGGAAGATGCTGGCGCTATCGTCCACGAACTCGCACATCAGCAGGTTGGCGAATTCCTCGGCGCTGTAGTCGCGGCGCAGTTCTTCGATATCGAACAGGTCGCAGCCGCGCCCAGCCGCATCCAGCACGGTCACGATCTGGCGCCAAATTGCGTCCTCGCAGCGCCGGCCGCCCATCAGCCGCGCATGACTTACATCCAACTGGATCTGCTGGGAGACCGGCCGGCCCTTGTTGAAGCGGTCACCGGTCCAGAAGTCGAACGCCTCATGGGCCATCGTTGACGGCGTGCTGAAATACGTCTTGCGCCACTTCTTGTGCATCGCCATGCCGCTGGCGACCTTGTTCAGCTGGTTGAAACCATAGGTCCAGAAGAACTCATCGAAATAGAAGTTGCCGTGGTAGCCCTGCGCGGTGCGGGCGTTGGTGCCCAAGAAGAACAGCTCGGCACCGTTGGCCAGGGTGATCGGATCGCCAGTCAGGTCCCGGTCCAGCACCTCGCGCACGAAGCCGCGCATGTAGCCGAGGAAGATATGCGCCTGGCTCTTGGAAGCGCTCAGGAAGATCTGATTGCGGCCAGTGGTCAGCGCATCAATCAGCGCCTCGCGTGCGAAGTAGAACGTGGCGCCGATCTGCCGGGATTTGAGGATGACCCGCGTACGCTCGTTTCCGGCTCGGTACCAATCGCGTTGATAGTCGAAGCAACCATCCACGAACGCCGTCTGCAGGCGTTCGATTTCTTCCGCGCTGAACTCGTTCTTGCGCGCCTTCTTCTTCGGCTTGGCGTTGCGATTGGCCACCGCCGGATTCAGATCCGATTCGTTGCCGCCGCCCTGGTAGCGCTGAATGCGTGCCTGTCGTTCCAGCTGGCGGTGCAGCAGATCAATCTCTTTTAAGTCGCCGCCGGTCTGATCGTGGGGTTGTTCACTCTTGACGGCGGCAAGATCCGCGCGGGCCTGACGGCCATGTGGGAGGGCGCCAATCAGATCCTGCTCGGCTGGCCGGCGAAGATGATGCAGGCCGGCGTCGATATGATTATGGGCCTCATTGATGGCGTTAAGTCGATGGGCGGCGCGGCCTTCGATGCCATCGCCGGCATCGCCGAAGGCGTGACGGTCAAGTTCAAGAGCATGCTCGGCATCCACAGCCCGTCGCGTGTGTTCGCTCAGTTCGGCGACTTCACCATGCGGGGCCTGGCCGGTGGTCTCGACCGCAGCCAGGGCGAGCCGCTGCAGCAGGTGGCCAGCCTGGGCGACCGAATGAAGCAGGCAGGCGCCGGGATCGCGCTTGGCGCCGCTGCGCTGCCCGCGCTGGCCGCTGGTGGCCCGGTGGTGGCGCCCGGTGCCGCGCCGGGCGCAGCGGGCGCTACAGGAGCGGCCAGCTACACCATCAACATCACCGCACCCGCTGGCAGCGACGGCCAAGCAATCGCCGACCTGGTGCGGCAGACCATCGAACAGATCGAGCGCGACAGGGCGAGCCGGCGCGGTTCGCGCCTGTCCGACTGAGGGCAACCACCATGATGATGACCTACGGCACCTTTGTGTTTTCCCTGTCCACAGCTGCATACGAGCAGCTGCAGCGGCAGATGACGTGGCGACACGCGAGCAGCGAACGCCTTGGCGCGCGCCCGGCGCGGCAGTACGTCGGGCCCGGCGACGACAGCATCAGCCTGCAGGGCACCATCAGCGCCGAGCTGGTGGACAACCTGCAGGTGCTGGACGAACTGCGCGAGCTGGCCGACCAAGGCAAGCCGCAGGCGCTGGTGGAGGGTAGTGGCAGGGTGTACGGCGCCTATCTGCTGGTCAGTCTGAGCGAGACGCGGAAGGAGTTCTTCCCCGACGGTGCGCCACGCCTGATCGAGTTTCAGCTGCAGCTGGAACGCGACGACAATGGCGCCGCCGAGGCTGTGGCATGAGGGCCAGCCCGTACCCCATCCCGGCATGGCGCGTGATGCTGGATGGCCAGGATCTTACCGACCGGATGGCGCCGCGCCCGCTCGACCTGTCCCTGACCGAAAGCCGGGGCGACGAGGCCGACGAAGTGAGCCTGCGCCTGCATGACCATGACGGCATGCTTGCGCTGCCGCGCCGGGGCGTCACCCTGCAGGTGGCCATTGGCTGGCGCGACAGTGGCTTGTTCGACAAGGGCACCTTCAAGGTCGATGACGTGGAGCACAGCGGCGCGCCCGATATCGTCAGCATCCGTGCGCGCTCGGCCGATCTGACCGGCGCGGTGCGCAGCCGCCGCGAGCGTAGTTGGCACGACACCACCCTGGGCGACATCCTGACCGCCATCGCCGGCGAACATTCGCTGCGTCCGTCCATCGCCGCGGATCTGGCGAGTGTGCGCATCCCCCATCTGGACCAAGCCAACGAGAGTGATATCAACCTGCTCACGCGTTTGGGTAAGCGCTTCGACGCGGTGGCCACGGTGAAGGCCGGGGCGCTGATCTTCGCACCGATTGGCGCTGGCACTACGGCCAGCGGCGCACCCCTGCCCGGCGTACAAATCACCCGCGCATCGGGTGACCAGCATCGCTATACCGTCGCCGACCGCGACAGCTACACAGGCGTGCGGGCGTACTGGGGTGACCGCAAGGCAGCGCGCCGGACCGGCGTGCTGGTAGGCACGTCGGACAACGAGAAGAAGCTGCAGGCCACTTATTCCACGGCGGATGAGGCGCGGCAGCATGCCGAGGCCGAGTTCAAGCGGCTCGAACGCGGCACCGCACAACTGAGCTATCGCCTCGCCTTGGGCAGAGCCGACATCTATCCAGAGCAGACAGTGACCGTCAGTGGCTTCAAACCGGAGATCGACGGCACCGATTGGCTCGTGGCCAAGACCACCCACACCGTCGACGGCAGCGGAGGCTTCGTCACGTCGCTCGAGCTAGAGGCGGCCCAAACCCCGGCTCAGAGATCGTAGTTGAATGTCTCAAGTTCCGTCTGCTCTGAATTACTGAATATGGCGAAACGAATCCTGCCACGAACTCCATCAGGAAGAACGGCTTTAAACGCGCGCTGCGCGTTTGAAAGCGCCCTATCCTTGCCAGCGGACCTTTGTTTACTGAGAGCGAGAACATAAACATTTAAGCGGCTTATTTCAGCGTGGAGCTCGACCAACTCGACGGCAGCCTTGAGATCCTCAGCGAGCAGATGAGCACCACTGCGCGCGGCAACGCGGAGCGGGACAATGATTTCTGCCGACATAATTCCATTCTTGGACTGTCTGTACCCAGCGGCAATTCGAGGCGTGGTGTAGACGACTGATGTAGCTACACATCCCAGTGCCTGCTGCAGATCGGTCTCTTGGAAGATCCTCCCAGGCCGGAAAATAGCCGCATCCCGCACGATATTCTCCGCTCGCCCAGCGTCCTTAATCGTGAGATCCGACATCTTGACGGCGAGGTGCTTTTCCGCCTCTTGCAGAAAAGCAGTCAGCTGATACATCCAAAATCGCTTAGCTCCAGCCTCGTAGATCTCTTCAGTCAAACTCTCCAAAGGGGAGACGATTGCCCGATTCTTTTCCGAACCCGGCACCAACCGCCACCAATCCTCCTTAATATCACGCGTAATGAATACCACATTCTCCAACTTTCTTGCGCGAACTTCATCCAGAATCTGCAGCCATATGTACAAATCGCCATACTGGCGTTCATACGTAATCCCTTGGGCATAGATCTGCGGGTCTTCCCCTTCCGCTTTCTCAGCGTCCGCAAATCCCGGACCACGTTTCTGCTTGAATCGCTCCTTTCCGATCAAGTTCCATTGTTCAACTTCCGCTTGACTGGCAGGAGCAACACCCACCTTGCCCTCAAAAATCCTATCAATCTGGTCTCTTATTTCATCGTGCTCGGTGGGCGATAGCTGCCCAGCGAGCGTCTTTTCAACGATTGCGCGCAGTTTCGCGGCTTCTTCAGTGATCATCTTTATTGAGGAGACGCCAGTGGAGACACCTCGCTCTTCAAGCTCAGCCTTATCAACAGCGCCTTGGTATGCGCCCAACGCCTTATCGATATCTCGCAATACAAGCGCAGCATCATGATGAGCTTTTTTAATTACCGATAGTCTTCGAGCTTGAAATTCCACGCCGACATGGCGAGGTATCCATACGCGCCCCTTCAACGCACGGAGCGCGCCGAGCATCTGCTTCCTCGTGGCCTCTGGAACTCGATATAGATGCAGCAGCGTATTAGTATCAAAAATGAAAACCCCTTTCTCCCAGAGAGCTTCATAGTCCGCGGCGCTGGGCGGGTAATAGCCAGGAAAATCACTCTTCATATGCAATATATTCCATGATATTGACATTTTTCAAATAGCCCTGCGCACCACCCTCACAACACCGCCGCACTCGCATTGCGTCCAAGCCTCTATTCAATCCAGGCAGGATCGCGAAGGCGATGTGCTACAGCAGAGCTACTGATGCGAATACAGCTAATTATCTGTAGCGGGAGACTGGGCAAATCTTGGTAAACTCAGCCCACCGAGTTGAATCTCAAGTTCATTGCCTAGCCTGCATTGAACTCCCGTCTGAGCGTTGCGAGTACATCGCCATACACTTCACGGATCCGCCCCTTTGCGAATGGGACGTACTGCACACCTTGAACGTTTGAGAACTCTTCGACCCCCTCTTCCAGAAGGATGATCGCGCGCGAGAACCCAAGACGGCCTTGAAAAAGGCCAGCTTCGTGGATCACATTCTGTCTCGCGCGGAATATTCCAGACTCCTGCTCATCCTCTCCAGTCATAACGAGAAGCGCAAAGGATGATTTCGCTGCCATTGATTCAAGTATGTCACGGATGGAGTGTCCTGCACGGGTAGTGACGCATGACGTCGCACGGGTTCGGGACCTTCTGGCTGCTGTACGGCCAGTTCGGGGCAACGATGACCATCGAGCAGCTGCGGATCACCTATTTCCCATCCGCGAAGCTCAAGACGATGGCCAACAAGCACACGGCCGGCCTGCTACCGCCGCGAACTGGTGACGTCTACGACGTACGGGACGTTGCGTCTTGGTGGGATGCACTGCGAGAACCACGGGGCCGTTAGTCGCGCACGGGGGCTGCTCTCAGATCAGCCCCCTTTTTCGTTCGGAGGAGTAGCCGCCCCGTGCTAAAGCGCATCTAGGCCACCTTGCTATCCGGCCCGCTCCACGCAGCAAATATCAATCAGTTGGGCTTATGTCTGCCCATCATTCTTTTGCGTGCCTGAGAGGTCTGTTCTTCCAAACGGGGCTCCCAATCACGACACATCCATTCGAGGTGCTCGAATGCCGTGTCCTGCCCCCCACCATTGGGTCGAGCCAACCGCGACCATCGAACTAACTTCTGCGCGCGATTGAAGCGGCCAACGACGATAGGGCCAACTGTCGCCAGCAACATGTCGCAATCGATGTCATTGGTTCTTACGCCCACCGCCATGAATTCGTAGAAGTTCAGCGTATACCTCAGAGCGGCAATCGCCTTGGCCTTTTCGAGCCTGTCTTCATGATTAAGCGTGGCCATTGTGACAACAGGCGCCTGATCATCCTGATTGGGCTGCTCGGTGATGACAGCTTCTTTTTGCAGGCTTTGGACTGGAAGGACCTCGGCACTTGCCACCTGTGCGCCTGTAGCCTTGCTCTTCGCCTCATCGACAATCCGCTTGATAGAACCAGGCGGGAAGTACTCCGCGTAATCATCAGGGATGTCGTCAATTGTCGGGGGAAAATGATCGCTAACTAGCGCGTTGCGAGCCAAATACTCTGGACTCTTCATCATCTCCATCACCAGAGTGAAGCTGCTGTTCATCCGCTGTGTGCGTGCGGAGAACTGGTAGTGCACGTACCAGCCGAGCCCACCAAACACTATGGCGGTAAGCACTGGAACTACGTTAAGGATGCGATCACTTTGCTCATTCGTACTGAGCGCTGGCCAATTGAAGAACCAATAGAGGAAAGCCGCGACCGCGCACGCTAGCCACACTATTGTCCATACGCAGACGGTGGGCACATGCTTGTGCCCCTTCTTAGCAGCCCTGAAAACGGCGGGCGCGAGGAAACACGTCAGCCCGAGAAGGGCACCGACGCTGAGCAAAACTACTGGTCTCGCTTCAAACGCCCCGCTACAAGCGAGCGTAAGCGTCACCAGCCCCGACAACAGACCGACCCAACTCCAAGCCGGCACATGCTTCAAATCCGTGAACACCTTATCCATTTCCCCTCCTGGGACAGAAGAAGGCCCCCAATAGGGGGCCTTCTCGAGCTCTTACATGGAAGGCTTAGCCTTCGACGCCACTGTTCATGATGCTACCTCCTTGAAGTGATGGAGCAATACCAGTCTAGACGTACGGTATGAGGAAATTGTAAAGCTTCCACACACTTCACCACACTCCTACCCGTTATCGGCACTCTTTGCTGAACCTTTAACGATCCATTAATGTACCACTCGCTCGGTAGCCATTGTTATGCAAGGCTGTCGGTCCAGTCCATCATGGGAGCGACGGACAGGCGCAGGGAATCAGCGTAACGGGCGGTGGCGGACGTCATCGGGCGGTTGATCGTGG